CTGGAAATCCTCGGTACATTCATCGCGGGTGTCTGGGTATCCAAGGTTCTGGGGGCTTTCGGAAAAATATCAGGTTTACCGGTCCCACCCTGGCTTAAATTGTGGGCGCTTTACGCGGGCTATATTGTTAGCGACAGAGAAAATATTGCCGATAGCGCAAAATCTTCACTGAGGTATACGAAGCGAATTATCGGCGACACGCTGGCTGCTATTGGTATAAAAACAGATATCGGACGCAGGGATGTCAGTGAGGTCCGTGAATGGCCTGCGTGGATGGACTGGTTGCACGGGGGCCCCGGTAAAGTTATCCGGCAGGGACAGAGTAACGGTGTAGTGCATGGCTCCAACGTCCAGCCCGACATCCCCGGCGGCGGTACTCTTGCTGATCGCAACAATAACCCCGGGAACATTCGCCCGGTGAGCGGTAAAGGGTTCCGGTTTTTCGAATCAGCTCTTGAGGGCTGGGAGGCGATGAAAAACCAGCTCATGCGTTACTTTACCGGGAAAACAACCGGACGGGCATTACAGACTATTCAGGATATTGTCAGTACCTGGGCCCCGGCAGGTGATAACAACGATCCGAAAAAGTATGCACAGGATGTTGCGAAATGGATGGGAGTATCACCGAATGCAATATTGAATCTTACAGATCCCCAGACTATGGGTGCATTGATGCAGTCGATGGCGCGAAAAGAAGGTTATTCAAACTGGAACAGCCCGCTGGCGTATCAGGCCGCCGCTGGCAGCCTTAACCAGCAGACTGTTATAAATGTTCATGGAGTTAACAACCCTCAGGAGGCGGCTAATCTGATCGCTGACAAGCAGGGGGCTGTAAATGCCAGGGCGGTACAGCAATTGAAAGGACCTGCGTAATGGACTTTTTATCTGTTTTACTGCAGCAGCGAACCCGCTCAATAGGAATCATTATTCCTGATGTGGTTATTACCGAAAAGCACACTGACGCCCTAGAAATTACGGAACATCCGGTTGAACAGCCCACGAATGCTGGTGCCAGTGGTGAGGGCGCTGGTTATATATCAGAACACGCATTCAGGCGCCCTTCTGAGGTTGTGATGGAAACCGGTTTTTCCGGAGGCGGATCGCTGCTTGATTTTGCCAGTAACCTGACGGCTACCAGTTTACTGGGTCTGAGCCCGAAAGAACTGTATCAGGAGTTGCTTAATCTGCAGCGGGATCGTATTCCTTTCGATGTGACAACCGGCAAGCGTATTTACAACAATATGTTGATAAAAACGCTGGAGGTGACGACTGACAAGAGTAGTGAGAATGTGCTTCTGGCGACCCTTACCCTCAGGGAGGTGATTATTACCTCCACGCAGTCAATCAGGGTTGCCTCGAAAAACAATATGACCGAGGGAGTCGGAACGTCTGCTGTGCAGAATACAGGCACCAAAACAACGGTGCCGCCGAATAATTCCATTCTGAAATCGCTGCCACAGATAGCGCAAAAAGGTGTCACCACTGTCGATGGGTATCTGAGCAATTTATTTCTGGGAAGGTGATTCATGGAGGCCGTAGAAATCCCACTGGTTGCTGACAATCAGACTTTTGCCACCACAATTAACGGTACGGTTTATCAACTGTCTGTCATCTGGCGCGGAGAGTACTGGGTTCTGGATCTTGCTGACAGCAATGGTTCCGCCATTATCTCAGGCATTCCGATGATTACGGGTGCTGACCTGTTGGCGCAGTATCGATATATGAATCTCGGGTTTTCGCTGGTGGTACTCTGCGACGTGGCAGGGCAGGAAAACCCGACGCAATTCGATCTTGGAACGCTCTCACACCTCTATGTTTTCACGGAGTAACAATGTCGAAAAACTGGATGCGTCACTTTGAATTATTGCTTGTTGATGATAAGGGCGACGGGATAAAAATTTCTGAGCTTAAAGTCACTTTCAATATTCAGAAAATGCCTGCGAGCATATTTAATGGATTCGTTGGAAATTTTAAGGTTTATAACCTGTCCCCTACCACTCAGAATCGGATTATGCAAAAGGAGTTTTCGCGTATACAGGTTATTGCCGGATACAAGGGGCAACCGGATGCAGCAGGTAATTATCCTGATGAAAACGTTGGTATGATATTCAATGGAGATATCCGTTTTACTGTCACTGGTAAAGATAATGCCACAGACAGTTGGATCATGTTGCAGTGTATTGACAGCTGGGAAGGTCACCTGAACGCAAGTGTGAAAACCACAGTGGCAGCTGGCTGGAAGTACAGCGATCTTTTCAGTCTGGGTATGAAATCATTCGAACCATATGGCATCGAATCCGGTGCAGTTCCTGACATGCCGGAAACGGTATTCCCCAGAGGTCGCGTTGTTTATCAAAACACATCAAGGTTGATGAATCATATCGCAGGGCAGTGTAAAGCTAACTGGTGGTATGAAAATAATCTGGTAAATATTGTTCCTGAAGATAAATATATTGGTGTTGCTACGGTGTTGAATGCTAACACCGGGCTTATCGGTATGCCACAGCAGACGATGGGCGCTGGCGTAAATGTCAGATGTCTGATTAATCCAAATATTAAGCTCGGTGGGCTTATTCGTCTGGATCAGGCATCTGTATACCGTGCCTCTTTGAGTAATGACCAGGTAGCGAAATCGCCAGCACGACTGGATGAGTCTGAAAGCGACGGTAATCTCTACGTTAACGGTCTGCCAGGCATGTCACAGCCTGCCAGCATTAATACTGACGGTGATTACATTGTGGGCAGCATTGATTATACTGGCGATACCCGAGGGCAGGCGTGGTATATGGACCTGCTTTGCCTGGCTAAAGGTGGCAAAGAATTGCTTAACTCGAAAGGGATTGATGCGGAGAAATACACATGAAAAGACCATTGTTGACAGTTTTACTTGTCTGTATCTCCTTCATTTCCTTTGCTGATACCGGTTGCGGACCATTTACGATCAACTGGAAAGCGCAAGACGGACTTGCAAGGATTAATGGACAGAAACCGGAGACACAGAAAATCATCTTTCTCAAACAGGAAGGTGATTATGACAATGTGAACATCCAATGGATGATTCCGGGTAATGGGCGTTGGTTAGGGATGGATTTTGTGGCCAGAAATGGCAAGCCGATCCTCAACGTTGAAGTTATCCGCAAAAATATGGACGAGCCTCGGGAGTTCTGGACGTATGATTGCCGGAAGGTTAAATGATCTTGCCCTCTCCGTAACCCACCGTCAGGTGGGTTTTTTGTTTAGCAGTTCTCTCAACTTTTCGTTCTGCTCTCTGAACTTTTCCTGTATTTCTTTTTGCATGGCGATAACCTGGGCTTGAAGTTGAACTAGCGCATCAACATTTAGCGGAACCGAGACGCTGTTGATTTTGTCTGCTATTTCCCCAAGAGTATTTTCTGCATTCAAGGCATCTTCCAGTATCTGCACAATCTCTGAGTTCATTGATCTGCCGTTACGTTTAGCTCGTTCAGCTATAGCATCTCGCATTCCTGCAGGAAGCCTGATATTGAACCTATCCATTTCATGACTAGGGAACTTGCTCATATGACCTCAATGTAAAGATGTTTGCTAAACAATAGCACCAACTTGACATCAAAATAAATGGTGTTAAATTGGTTCTAGAACCAAGTTGGTATCATTGTGGGAGGATTACTTATGAAAGATGTGCTTTACACAGGTCGTAAAAGTCAAAGTTTCCAGCTTCGTTTGCCAGCGCGAATGAAGGAGGAGATTAGACGTGTTGCTGAAATGGATGGAATTTCTATCAACTCTGCGATTGTGCAGCGACTGGCTAAAAGCCTGAGAGAGGAAAGAGCTAATGCCCAATAAAAATAGTGAAGCCCGGCAGTGCGCGAACACAAACCGGGCCTCTATGTCAGTAACCGTATGCAAGGAAACTAACATGAATATTGTAGCAAAATCAGATTACAACTTCCACGGAGTTGAGTTGGTGCCCACCCGTGATATGCATGGTGTTTGGTTTACGTCATCTAATATTGCATCTGCACTTAAATATGCAAATAGCCGTGCAGTAACAATGATTTATAACAAGTATAGCGATGAGTTTAGCGCCGGAATGACTCAGGTACTCGAAGTGAGTACCTCAGGAAATTATCGCAAAAAAGTGCGAGTTTTCTCACTACGCGGTGCCCACCTAATCGCGATGTTTGCTCGCACTCCGGTAGCCAAAGAGTTCCGCCGCTGGGTGCTGGATATTTTGGATCGGCAGGCAGAATGCTCACCGATTGCAAAACAGTTCACTGACGAAGAGCTGGTTAATCTCTGCTACTTACAATTGTGGATGGAGAAGAGTCAACAAATGTGCAAACACATCTACCCAGGAATGAAGCAAATTGGTTCTGAGCTTTCAGGAAGGATTTACGATATTGCATATGAGACTCGCTACATGTCAGAAGAAACCAAGAAATCACTTCTTCGTGAAATGAAGAATCTTGATACCAACAATTTTGTCGTAAAGAACGCTCAGCCAATGCTGGCAAAACTTCGCGGCGAGGAATGGATTCATTGATTGGTGCACAGGACGGCGCAAAAGAAAACCGCCAGTGTGCTGCTGGCGGCCTATGTCACACCCTTACTACCACATAAGGAATGCCTAATGACTTTTAAGAATGTAGCAAACATCGGATCCGTTGTCACGGATAAAACCATTGACAGCCAAAGTCTTCTGATGATGGTTAATGAAGCTCGCAAGTTATGTGGAGAGCCATCAGTACGTAACAACAAATTCATCGAGAAAATTGAGGATGAATTGGAAGGCGAGACCTACACAAAAAGTGTAGGTCGGAAAAACGGGGCTGACATTGATGTTATCTCCATGACTATCAAGCAGGCGCTTCGTGTTGCTGCTCGCGAATCTAAAGCAGTTCGCCGCTCACTTGTAGACCAACTTGAAAGTATGCAAGAAGCGCACATTAAAAGCGGTAAATCGTCGAGTGGACTTGTTGAGTATCGCCAGGCGCGAACATTGAAAATGACGGTTGAAGCTGTTACCAATCTGTTCGATTTGATGCCAAATCTTGCGCCGGAAGCAAAGCAGACCGCGGCCGCAAGCATAATCAACCCGATCGTTGGTTTTAATGCAATACCCCTTCCGGCAATAGAAGAGCATTACTACTCAGCAGGGGAGGTTGCAGAGCAGCTTGGAGTAACGGCCAACAAGATTGGTCGCATTGCTAACGCAAACAACCTCAAAACTGAGCAGTACGGGAAGTTCTTCCTGGATAAATCGGCGCATTCCAGCAAACAGGTGGAAGCATTCCGCTACAATGCGGAAGGTGTTAAAGCACTACAACACCTGGTTCATGGGAGTAATGTTGCATAATGGCAAAGAAAAAATATGGCATTATGCCGCCAAGAATCAAAGGAAGAGCCATGGTAAAAGGCGATGCTGGGAGATATCACATTCTTGGTGTTTTGTGGCATGAGAGAGCTTTAATTTTAAGCAGACCTCATGGGTACATTGAAAAGGTATCTATAGATAGAATTGAGATTCTTCCCCTTACTCCTGAAGAAGAAGAAACGTACGGACTTTTTGATAACTAGCCAATTCACTAAACCCAGCTTCGGCTTGGTTTTTTACTTTCTGGAGACATATGAATGCCCGTTTCTTTAAGCGATCAACTTGGTAGCAAAGAACAGGCCGATGTAAGACTTGCTGGCTCTGTCATGTCGGCGCTGCGTGTTTCTATGCCCGGCATCGTCCAGTCATTTGATCCGGACACGGTAACAGTGGTTGTTCAACCTGCGATTAAAGGCTATGAGCCGGACTCAAATGGAATCAACCAGTCGACGACATTACCCCTGCTGGTGGATGTGCCGGTGGTATTCCCGCGCGGCGGCGGCTGCACGTTAACTTTCCCGGTGAAAGCCGGCGATGAATGTCTGGTGATTTTTGCCGATCGCTGCATCGATTTCTGGTGGCAGAACGGCGGGGTACAGGAGCCTGTCGATGACAGAATGCATGATTTATCGGATGCGTTCTGTATCGTCGGTCTGCAGTCTCAGGCGCAGAAAATCAGCGGAATCAGCACCAGCGCCGCGCAACTGCGTACTGATGATGGCGCTGCGTTTGTGGAAGTGGCCGCAGGCCATAACATCACGGTTAAAACCCCCGGCGCGCTGACGGCGACAGCAGAAGGTGGGACAACAATCACATCCCCGACTATCACGCTGAACGGCAACGTAACGATTAATGGCAATCTGTCTCAGGGAATGGGCGAAAGTGGCGGTACTGCGACGATGCTTGGCCCTGTCACGGTGACTAACGATGTAAAAGCTGGTGGTAAGAGCCTGATGACGCACACGCACGGCGGAGTACAGACCGGCGGCGGTAACACAGGAGCGCCTAACTGATGCGATACAGACGTGAAGACGCCGATGGCGATTATACCTTTGGCAGCGGTGATGACACCTGGCTGATTAACTCACCGGAGGCCGTGGCGCAGGCGGTAAAAACGCGATTCAAATTGTGGTATGGGCAATGGTTTCTCGATACCACCGAAGGGACTCCGTGGATCCAGTCCGTACTCGGTAAGCAGAAGCCGGAAACCTACAACCTGGCGATCCGTAAGCGCATCCTCGAAACGCGGGGCGTTAAATCAATCCTCTCTTTCAATACGACGGTGGATACCACGACCCGACGTGTCATGTTTTCCGCTGAAATCGACACTCTTTATGGAATAACGACTGTTACATCGGAGGCGTAATGGCTCTGAACCTTGATTCTCTCGGTTTATCTGCAAAGGTAACCGCAGAGGGGATCAGTGCGCCTGATTATCAGACGATACTCAGCACCCTGATTAGCTATTTTCAGCAGATTTATGGCAGTGATGCCTACCTCGAACCAGACAGCAAAGACGGCCAGATGGTGGCTCTGATGGCGCTGGCGATTCATGATGCCAATAATACTGCGATAACTGTCTACAACTGTTTTTCACCGGCAACCGGCTATGGGGCTGCACTGACCAGTAACGTGAAAATAAATGGTATTTCACGTAAAGGCGCGACGAACTCTACGGTTGATTTGCTTCTTACAGGAACTGCCGG